GTCCCGTGGGTCCCGTGGGTCCCGTGGGTCCCGTGGGGCCGGCGTCTCCGGTATCGCCTTTTGCTCCTGTGGAGCCGGCAGCGCCATCTGTTCCGTTTGTGCCGGGATCGCCCTTGTCGCCTTTTGCTCCGACGGAGCCAACAGCGCCAGTGGTTCCTGTGTCGCCCTTATCGCCTTTAGGTCCCGTGGGACCAGCAGGGCCAGGCGTTCCCTCGCCGCTCAGATAACTGAGCTCCGTCCATCGTTTGACGCCATCGCCGATCTTCAGCATCAAATTGTCGAGGTTGAATCCCGGCTCTCCGGCTTTGAGGATCGGATCGCGAAGATTCCACAGGATGGTGGTGCCTCGTCGAAATCGGAAAGTAATCACGGGCCACCACCATCCAGAATCGGGTCGGGAATCGGAACGAGAGTCTCGGGATCGACCCATTCGGTGTCTTCCCGGCGAACGTTGAGCAGCCACTCGTGTTCTTTGATCTGCTCCTGCATCGCCGACACGTGGTATCCCGTTGTCGGTGGGTCGAAGAGCATTCGAACACGAAGGTACATGTAGGTCTTGATGTCGTTCTTTCGGGGGTCGCCCCCAAGGAAGTCATCCCAGACCGGTGTCTTGTCTTCGATCTGGAAACCTTCAACAGGACCGACACCCAACTGGTTCAGTCTGCTAAAGACTGAGTTGATGTATAGGATTATGTCCTGATCGAAGGGCGTGTAATCCTCGGCGAGGTTTACGGTGTGCTTGACGCTGGTGAGAATACTTTCGATCACTGGTCACCTCCCTTGGGGGCTGCCATTTTGAACGGACGATCAGACCAGTCGGTTGACCGCGGCCCTGACTTCGGCGTAGTTGTAGCCGGCGCCCTCAAGTCGACGCTGTCGATCGGGCTGGTTACCCCACTCACCACGAATCACCTGCCGAGCGATCTCGTCGACCGAAGCCTTGTGCGACGACGGAGCTCCACCGCCGAGACGACGATTGACTTCGGCCTGGACCAGCGAGTAGTTGTATCCAGCCGCTTCGAGTCGCCGCTGGCGTTCGGGCATGTTACCCCAAGCGCCGTTGAGAACTTCCTGTGCGATCTGCTGCAGCGACTTTCCTCCAGAGGAAGGAGGGCTGGGGGGCGACGGCGGGCTCGGAGTCGAACCGCCAGCCTTGAAGAAGTCGAAGGCCTGCTGGGCGACCGCGATGAAGTTCCCGAACTGGCCGTCCATGTACGGGCCGGCGCATGTCGTCGCCTTCCAGTGGTGATGCGGGACGAGGTTGGCGGACGTCGGGCGAACGCCGATCACCTTTGCGAAGAGCCAGCCGGCGAGGCGAGCCGCGGAGCGCCAGGTGGTTTCGGAGACGGGCCAGTTGCCGCTCGTCTCGGAGTTGCACATCTCGATGGAGATCGAGCGCTGGTTGCCGTCGGTGTTGCCGCAAGCCCAAGCGTACTCGTTCATCTCGACGTACTGTGCGACACCGCCCCAGGCGTCGACATCGAAGTGAGCCGATGCCGGCCGAGTCTTCCAGACGTTGAGGACACCGTCGTGGGACAGTCGACCACCGTTGTGGTGGATCGTCACCATGTCCTTGCGATGCTGGGTGTGCGTAACGTGCCCCGTGGCGTTGAGACCGGCGATCAGGTTTCTGACCGGCCCGGCCGGGCTTACGTATGAGGCAACCATCAGTTCTTCTCCTCCGGGTCCGTGACGTCGGCAGACGGATCCTCATAGGACACGAAGTCCGCCGGCGGAACCTCGTCGTCGCCCTTTCCGTCCTGCGTGTCCTTGCCCTCCTGGAGCGCCACGTCGACGTCGTCCTGGTGCGCCGGCACTTCCTCGGGAACCTGGAAGTCGTCGGCGGGGTCTCTAGCTTCTTTGTTTTCGCTAGCAGCGGGATCGGTCATTTTCTTCTTCCTTACCACAGCGTTGTATCTCCGGGACGTCGAGGTTGGAATGGTTTTGCGAGGAGACTGATGTCTCCGTAATGGATTGCGTTGTGTGTCGCGTGGGTTGTGCAGATCAAGTACTCAGGATCGAGTGCTCGCCTTGTTCCATGAACCACATCGTGCTCTGTGATCGGGTTCATGTGGTGCACTGTCAGATTTGCGTGGATATCGTAGCCCGGCACTCCAAGATCGCACGAATCGTCTCGAAGAATGATCTGTAATCGGAGTCGCCGCCATGCACGAGAAGTGTAGAACTGTTGGTTGATCCATCGATCGAATCCAAACGTCTCACGACCAACTACACCTTGCAAAGAAAGGTATTCGAAGCGTTCTTCGAATGTTTCCAGCACGGATAGCTCGGTATGTGTTCTAATTTTCGTACTCATCGTACTCCGGAGTTTGATCCGAGTCGTCGGCGCCGCTATAACCGCGCATGGCGTTAAGAGCATCGAGCATTAGGGCCTCGGTCCTCTTCTCCGACTCCATAAGTTCACGCTTTGTCTCAAGAAGCAGAACTTCGTTCTTCAAACGCTGTTGTTCGAGGCGTTCTCGTGAAGAACCGAGCTTAAGAAAATGAGTAATGACCTGAGCGGACGCGTCTCCCGACAGAAGTTGTTGCTCAGCGAGGTCTACAGCAGAATCAATGAGCTGGTTCTCTCGTTCGTCAGGTGTTGTTGCCGTTGGACGACGAGTTTCTGTCCGCACAGGTTTACTTGTCTTGCGGGCCGCCATACTTTAGACCTCCTTTCATACTCCTTTCAAAGGCCCCCGGAGCAAAAAA